CGCAGCCACGCCACCCACCTGCGCGAGCGCGTAAGAACGCAGACGAAGGTTTGACCATACAACGCTTGAAAGCATTGTAGGTCAACGGCTGACGCTCGGTCTGAAAAGACCGACCGCCCACCCACAGGTCCATCTGGACCTCCAACCTCTCCACGGACGTCGAATCGAGCGAAAGTCGATAACGACCGTCATCGAGCCCGGTGTTACGCGGCAGGACCGCATAACCACGACGGCAGAGCCGTCGTTCGTACTTGAAAACCTCAAGTACGCCGAGATCGAACCCGAGATCGCTCGGGCGTAGACGCCACCTCGAGCGAGACTTCGAAAGGACGAAGGCACGCTCCCACAACGGACCAGCAGCCCGACAAACAGCTGCTTGGTGCACGTGACCCTGGAGGTCACGTGTACCACCTCCCCTCCTGAGGTGCTTCACCTCCTTCCATCTCCCCCGTGAATCCCTGAGGAAACACGTGGAATTGATCTCTGCAACCGATCTGAACCGACCGGTTTTAGACTCATTAATGATTGCCCAGTCGGGGTAATCACTATTGAGAATGGGGCGGGGACTGCTAATGAGGCAGTCATCCCCATTGATCAAAATTCCAGCTTGAGTGTCACGTGTGGCCCATCGGGCCGCCACGTACGACTGCAAGCAGAGGAGAGGGAAGGAAAGGTAAGTGCCCATCATCTGTCCATGGGTGACCTGAGAGTCACCTACGAACGGACGAAGGGAATCCACAGCGTCCTGGCGCACAGAACCAGGAACCTTCTCACAGCGCGACAGGATCGCGCAAAGGATTGTGTCGGCAACATCCAATCTGAGATTGTCTGAAGCCCCCACGAGGTCGATGGAGGTCTGCCAGTCAAACTGGCAGACTCGGTCGATATCGGATGCTGCGGGCGGGCCCACAAGCAACCAATCCTTTCTTCCCAAGTATGAGTAGAGGCACTCATGCAAGGGTCCCAGGGTATCCCAACGGTAAGTCGGAATACCCATAGGCCTCAACTTCCCAGCGGAAGGAACCTCCTTGTAACGGAGATTCCAACCGCCTACCCCCTTGGGAAGGGGACCACCCGACCGAACTCGGGCCTGAAAGGATTCATAGGAACCTAAAGACCAGAATTCGGAAGAGAAGCCGCGATCGTAACGGGACGATCGCTTGGGAAAGAAGCTATGACAAAAGTCATAGTAACGACTATCCCAACCAAGGGGAAGGGCCTCCCGAACAATCTTGCGCGCAAAGGCAAGATATTCGGGGGAAGAGGAGGAGGGAGAGGGATCGCAGGCCCTGGCGAACCAAGACGAGCGGACGGAGGGGGGGGAGTGGCGGGAGCAGACGGTGGAAGGGAGACCCTTCTTAATGGAACTGACGCTATGCGCCAGTTCCCACCGCTGCCGACGTCCTAGGCGTAGAAGATGAGGGAAGCCCTCATCATTCCAGCCGCGCTGGACGCGGGGGAAAGGAACGGAGACCCGGCAGGACCGGGGGGAGAGGAGGAAGAGGAGATACTTGCCAAGATCGGCAGGTTTGAGGTCCGGTAACTCGCCTTTCCCAAGGGAAAAGCGCATCCGAACAAGCCTCAAACCAGACCGAATGGTCTCCTCAGTACTTGCCGCAAGAGAGCGACAAGTACAGCGAACCCTACAACCGCTGGCGGTTTTATGTGGGGCAAGCCGCGATGCGCACAGAGGTGCGGTCGTCATATTCTAAAAGAAAGGAATATGAGCGGGATCCAAAGACGG